GTATATACGATTATTGGACACCCATATATACAACAATCGTATACCCGTATATACAATCACTTTTGCTTTGGTTTATCTTTTTTAGGCTCTTTTTTGGTCTTTTTCTTACCAAATATCCGATCCCAATTATCCTCAAATACTTTTTTATCAACTTGCCTTTTTCGTTGATCACTACCTTTTCCATTCATTGTTTTTTCTCCTTAATATAATTACCCCATTGATCGGCCATTGCATCAGCTATTCCCTGGAATGTTTTTGATCTTGCTTTCATCCTTTCATGTTTTGAAAGTCCAAAAGCATCTGCATACCATTTAGGATGTTTTTTACCGCTTTTAAAAGTAGTAAATTCTCCTTTACTAACAATATTAGTATGTTTTAGATTTGGTAAATTCTTTAACCATAAACAAGTTGTTTTCTGTGCTTCATCTCCAAATTGCCACGGCTGTATTATTTGATTTGGTTTTCTTATCTTGCTTGAAATAACCGAAACAGGATTCTCTAATGCAATATGTTTTATTGGTGCATCTAACAACATACGTACAAAATCCAATGCTTCTTTTTGTTCTTGTTGTTTGTCTTTAAACCACCTAGCACCACTAACTGCTAAATGTGTGCATGGTGGGTGTGCAATCATTAAATCCCAACCATTATTTAATATATCTCTGATGTCTCCTTGATAATGTTTGCCTGGCACATCTGTTGGCAAGATATCACAACTTGTAGCATCAAATCCTTTATTTTTAAAAGCATCTCTAACCGCACCACTATATTCACACGCTATTAATATTTTTATTTTCTCCTCTCCTTAGTCCCACTCAAAGGACTTTTTATTTTCATCTAAAATTTCTAAAACTGCACCATTACGAACCAAAGTTTTAGTTTGGTAATCTACGTTACCTGAATTACTTTTAACCAGACTAGCTTTAACAACTGCCATTCTGTCAAATTCAATACCTTGATCCATGCAAATCTTTTCACAAGTATCACTATCAGCTAACCACATAGCTATCGCGAACCTAACTGAATCAGTAATACTTGAAGCACCACGAATTTCAGCTCTATGGCTAAGTGCATCATCTGAATCATTGGTAAGAGCCGACTTGGCGAGGTGATGTACTGTAAGCGTTGTTACCCCTAGTCTGGCTGATATGTTTGCACAGTAAGAACCCCACAATTGGCCTACTTCATTGCTTGAACTAATATTTCCTGTTGTAAATGCTTGGAGAGGATCAAATACCACTAACTGTAAGTTTGGTATTGTCTTTAATTCCTCTACTAATTCTTGAGCCATTGATGTAACGCCCTCTTCCCTTAACAAGATCATTGGTTCTTTTTGTTCTGGAATCGGAAAGACATACACATCATACTGAGATTGAAATCGTAAACCTAACGGATCAAGTGATGCTATCCTTCGGTGTACCTCTGATAAATCATCCTCGGCTGCAAAAATTACAGTTGATCCTTTTTGCATGATGTTTTTTCCCCACCATTGACCACCTGTAGCAATACCCAAAGCAAGTTGGATCATTGATAAAGATTTACCAACCCCACCTACTGCCGCAATAATTCCTGGTTTACCAAGAGGTATAAAACTATCTACTAACCACTCAATTGGTTTTGGTTCTTCAACCAAGTTACGAATAGCATATTGTCTTATGTTGAACTTAGATTCTAATAACTCTAACTTAACCTGATCTAACCCTTTAGCTAAATGCAGGTCATTAAAATCACCTGTAATACTTGGTAGTCTGGAAACACAATTACTAACTGCATTAACTACCTCGTTGGCATTTTTCTCGCCAATACCAGACGTATCGTTATCAAGTGCAATAACAAACTTAGCACCCGTTACCTTACGCAACCTAACACTCGCTGTTAAACAGAAATTAGCAGAGAAGACCACCGCAACAGGTAATCCTGTAGCTTCAAATATAGAGCTTCCTGTAGCGTATCCCTCGCATAAAATTAGGGTATCAAGATAGGGCAATTCAGTTGCTTCACAACCAATTAAAAATACATTGCCTTTAATCTCGCCACCACCGACAAACTTTTTACTGCCATCTGGAAAGATATATTGGAGGGACTTTATATCGTTTACTAATATACCGTTATCACTTTTGGTGATAGAATGCACGGGAATCAATAGGTTTCCATTGATTGTTTTTAAACCATAGCTTTTAACCTTTTTATCATTTAAATAATTATGATCCGTCACTTCATTCGCACTAGCAAACTTTTCTTTGGCATATATGGAAACCTCTTCCTGCTTCTTAGTCTTAGCTTCCTCTCGCCTTTTTTGACTTTCCTCCAACTTAGTCTGCATTAATCGTTTTTGTTCAGCAGACATTTCGTTAGGATTATAAGAAGTAAACTTCCACTCTTGGGACGTTCTCCAATTACCGTAAATGCAAATAAAATTATTGTCTAATTGATTATACGCATAATATCCTGAGCGTTCATTTGATTTATCGGGTCTTGAATTTGCAGTTGCACTAACGCTAACTCTAACTAGATTGCCTGTGGTATCTAAAAAATCTACAAGCAAACCATTAGAACGCATCTCACTTATAAGATCGCCATTAGATTTACTGGTACTTGTAAAAGCAAAGTTCTTGTCTATTACTAAACCTTGCTCACCATAAAATTGTGTTAAATCAGTCATCAGCCTGTGCCTTAGAATTGTTTAAATAGCTAGACACAAGCCTTCGGACAAAATTTATTCTGTCTTCCTTACTCCACTCATGCAGAACGTAAGATTTATTTTTTTTGGAAGCCTCTATGTATTTAGATTTGCTTTCCGATAATGCGACAGATAACAACTCCTCGTTGATCTGTGCAAAGTTTTTGATATGCTCCATTTTTTTGTTTTCCCCGATAAGTTTAAGATGTTTGTAACTACAAGCTCCTTTGATCTTGCCATTACGAATATGAAGTAAAGGAGAAGCCAAGCCATGACAGTATGAACATAAGCTCGGCCTCCGATACATGAGATCATCTTGCTTAAAAAGGAAGGTCGTTTTCGTCGTCTTCATCTACGCCACTCGGAAACATCTCTTCTTTTGGTAATTCCTCTTTAGGATTTAAGTTGTTAGCACTCGCTCCAACTGGCATCCAAGTCTTACCAAAGTTATCGTTTATTTCTAAGTAACCTTTCTCACCAACAATAAGTTCTGCTTCTACTTTTTTACCAAGTAGTTCATCAGTATTTTTCATTGATCCGACACCCATTGCATTAAGCATAAGAGACAATGATTGTCTTCCTATCTCAACAGGCTTCTCGTTATTGTGAGCCATAGTGAAAGCATGATTGACAGATATGATTTCGCCTTCAACATCAAATAAAATCTTTAATGCTTTCCAACCGTTCCTACCTTCAACCATATCTGAACCAGAATACTTTAAATTGTATCTGCCAGGTTTCACTCTTGCTTGTTCACCACCAGAACTCTCTGCTCCAGCTTCAAACTTATCCATACCAAATTGTGTTAAATCCATGTTCGTTACCTCCGTAAAAAATTTAACTATTAATGTTTAACCAGGATCATACTCTTCGTAATCACTGGCTCTATCAATCTCTTCTTTAAGGGCATCAACAACATCAACTAAGACTCTGTTTGCACCTAACGGGAGAATATGATCATCATCTCCGTTACTTTCGCTCACCTCTTCAACTAAAATTTTAGCTTTAGTTAAATAGTAGATTGCTTTTTCTTGGTCAGTAATCATTTCTTAGCGATTAGCTTTCCAATCTCAGCCCAAGTCTTTTCAGCTCTAACAATAAAGTCATCACCTTCTTCACAGACAGAAATTTCCTCTGGTAGACCAAAGCGATTTTTAGCCACACACGCAGGTGACTCAGTAGTAACTAAGACTCTTCCAGACTGAACAGTTTTACTTGTTAGTCCTTTATTGCCTTGTACTTTTACCGTTCCCTTTTTGTAGTTTAAAAACAAACACATATCACTTGCTTCTAATACTAAGGCTGAAGCTGCTTTATGTAGCTTAAGTTCATGCCTGTCGTAAGACTCTGTGCTTGGATCGTGAAACGCTTTGATTTGGTTATGAGCAATTAACACTACTCGCATTTTCTTTTCGTTTCTTAATCTATTAACTAAATCAAGGACTTCTCTAAAGTATTTCAACGCTTCGTTAAAGCCTCTTCCATATCCAAAACTTTCAATTGTCGGCTGCTTATGTACTTCACAAGTTTTTGCATGAATGAGTGGCTCTAACCAATCTAATGAGTCAATAACTAATGTGTTGTACTCAAGTTCATCCGCATCAATAAGTGATCTAAGATAACCAATAAAAGTATCGTAATCTTTTGCTAATGGAAAATGTGGAATATCTCTATTGTTAGTAAGAATACCTAGTCCCTCTTCAGTTTGAATGACAACAGGATTTTTACTACCAACAGCAAGTGTTGTTTTACCTAGACCAGAAGGGCCATAGATAATTGTTATTGAGGGTTTAGCTTTTGCTTTTGTTAAGATTGCATCTAACGACATCATTTTCCACCCTTGTCAGCGCCTTCAATTACAATTGGTTTCTTGTAAGGTGGCAAAACATCTTCTAGCTTTTCAATTGTATTAGCAATATTTCTTCTAACGCTTTCCATGTGATGAACAGTTTTAGTTGCTAATTGAAACGCCTCTTCAAGTTGTTGTTGCGCTCCCAGGTCTTGACTAATCTGCTGAATTAAAGGTCTATTCAAATCAGTTAAGTCTTTCTCAAATATCTCTCTTGGGTTTCCATCTTTATCTTGGAAACTTAAAAGAGGTTGCTCTTTCTTTTTATCTACCATTATAAATCCTCCTTTGGATTGTTATATGTTTCGCAAACTTCTTTGTGTGAACAGAATTTGCACCAGTCTCCAGCATTAAAGCTAGGCTCATCACCCATTGCTTCATCACAAGCTGGTTTTAGAATATGCTTACCCCAATCTGCAAGATCGATAGCTTGAATATCCCAACTTCTTATTTGCCCGTCTTTATGAAAGGCTCTTTTGTTTGGTTGTATGATTGTCATTTCAATGACAGTATCTTCGTTTCCCCATCTTGATAGACAGGCTAGTGAGTAACACATTAACTGCTCGTTCATCACTACTTCTTGTGGCCATGCACCAGACTTCAAATCTGCTACTACCATTCTATTGCTTTCACCTAGTATGACTGCATCAGCAGTACCCCATAGATCATCACTAATCTGTGCAGCATTTACTTTTTCTTCAATTAATAATTTACCGTTAAGTTCTTCTGTTCGCTGATTTATATAATCAACATATATTTCAGCTATAGCAATATCATCTTTAGTGATGTCAAAACTAAAACCATCTACATCAACTGTTCTACCAAGATAGTAATCAGCTAATGTAATACCATCTAATCTATTCTTAAGTAGAGCTTCACACATTTCGTGAACCGCAGTACCTCTAGCCGCAGCTATACTTCCCCTTCGTTCTGCCACAGCATTTATCTTTGCTGACGCAGGACATCTTATAATTCTAAACATACTACTCGGTGATAATATCGCGTGTGCCAATGTTGTACTCCTCTCTTGCTATTGCCGCCCAAAGTTCTGGACTGATAATTGATGCAATGTTTACATCTTCAACTGGAAAAAAATCTTTCTCGCTAGAATATGGACATGGTATCGCTACCTTCCAATCTGCTCTGTCTTGTCTAAACCAAAGACATGGTAATAAATCTACTTTCTTTGCCTGTCTGACTGTTTGATCCCACCAGTTTTTAATATCTGATTGTGTGATTGCTTTACGTCTTTTGACTTCTATTGCGTAAGGCATGTAGCCATTAGGAGATATAAGATCGTGACCGCCACCAAAAGTCTGAGCATAATTAACTTCTAGCTCTATGCCTAAAAGTTCTTTAATTTCATCTATGACTTCGCGCTCACCTCTACGCCCTTTGTTTCGTGCGTTGACCAAACTACTCTCCAGATACGTCTGATTTATTTTCTATTTCTTCTATGTCGCTAAGACGATATAAAACTTTACCACCAATCTTTTGATATGTTGGGCCAGTTCCTTTTGTTCTCCAGTTCTCTAATGTTCTAGGAGAACGTAACCATCTTTTTGCTAGTTCGTTCTGATCTAAAAATATTTTTTCTTCCATGTTGTTACCTATTACTTCGTGATTATGTTATTCTACTCTAAGTAAATTTAATAAAGCAAGTAACTGACAAGAAATAATAGAAATATTATTCAGATTAAATCTTCAGAAAAAATTTACAGAAAATTTATCAATAACATTTACGCATTAATAAGGAGGTAAAAATGAGTATAGATAAAGTTACAAGAGAGGAGTGGGATAAATTGGAAGATATAAAAAAATCCAACAAGGTAGACATGGTAAACAAGCCACCGCATTATCAAGGCAAGATAGAGTGTATTGATCTGATAAAAGATAGAGTTGGTTCTAATAACTTTCCAGCTTACCTAGAAGGTAACATCTGGAAATATTTATATAGACATAAAAATAAAGACAGCAACATTGAATGCTTGGAGAAAGCACAATGGTATTTAAACGCTTTAATTAAACACTACGAAGAACTTTAATTAGACATCATTATCTTTTGCATATAGTTACCGACATTCTGCATTTCTTCGGTGGCTATATGCTCTCTAGTTTTACGGTAACGCTCAGTAGCCTTAATGCTTTTATGTCCCATAAGAGTCTTCACATCTTCAATCTTCATTTGCTCACCTGCCATAGTACCAAAGTTATGTCTTAGATCGTGGAACGTCACATCTGGACATCCCGCAGCTTTTCTAATTTTGTTCCAAGTGTGGTAAGGATATTTAACACCAAGTATTGTTTCACTGTTTCTATCGCAAGAGTTAATGATTGCCATAGCTTGATTGTTTAGATGTATTACTCTTGGCTTACCCTGGTAGTCTGTCTTATGTTCTTCTAAGACTAATTTATTACCATCAAGATCAGACCATTTAGCACTACCAATTTCGCTAACACATCTACCACCAGTTAAGATACATAGCCTTATATACTTGATAGAATTTAAGTGTCGCTCATGTGTTTGTGACTCTATGATATTGATCTGCTTATTTATTTCAGCAAACTCTTTATCTGTTAATGGCCTATCACGTTGCATCTCAGGGTTCTTTTTAACGTACTTTGCAGGGTTATACTTAACTAAAGACAATCTAATGCTGTTCTCAAACACAGAACTGATCAATTGCACCACCCTATTAGCTTGATACTTAGCTCTCTTACTTACTACAATATGTAGCTTAGTTATATCACCAGTCTCAACGCTCTCTAGTTTCATCTTGCCTAAAGTATTCTTAACGTCTCTATCCCACATACGTCTTGGCTCACCATCTATCTTGCCATCCTTCATCTCTACGCACTTCTTATTATTGTTAAACAAGTCTTCTAGCTTTAACTCAAACGCCTGGTTTAAGGTATAAGCATCAGCTTCTACTTTCTTTACTTCTAATGGATCAATGCCTTGAGCTACTTCACCAAGTATCTTTTGTGCTTTGTTTCTTGCAACACCAATAAGAATATCTGTGTTGGCCAATTTCATAACTCTTCGTCTACCATCTATCCGATAGTACACATAATATCCTGTTGGATAAATTCTAAGACCTTTCACTTTTGTATCAGTCTGGTATTGCGCCATGCTTTCCTCCATTTGCCATCCATTTGCCAAAATCAGCAGTATTGATGTGATTGTTTACCTATTAACGAGTAAATTATAAAATGAATCTTGTAAAGAAAACAAGGGTTTTTAGTAAAAAAAAGTAATGATGTGAAATTGTGTGATGGCTTTAAAACATAGTGCGCTACCAGGCTGCGCTACTCCCCGAACAGTTAAATAACCGCTAATTTCTGGGGTTTTTCAAGAGGTATGTCATGGACTGATATGCCTATTTGCCGCCCATTTGCCGAAATTATTGCATCCATAGCCTCTCTAAAACTCTCTATTGAATTAACAGCTTTCATGGGTTCGTCATGTACAGAATATTGTAGGTATTTGCAATTGTTAAAAGGTAGGAAGTAAACATTCTGGTATTTAAGATTAACCAAGGCGAATATATCAATGGTGTTTTCTTTGTACTCTCTTGACTTGCTGTGTGATCCTTTTCGTAAATCAAACCGCCAACTGTTTCTTGCTTTCTCTATATGGGTAACTGTCTTGACTTGACAGCGATACATTTGGTTATCGTATTCAAAGATTATGTCAGCGTTAGCACCATGAGGCATAACTGTTACAGTATCGGTTTCCCTTGCTATCACCGAGCAAGTTAGGTATTCGCCACTCCTACCTATTCTCTCCGTTGCTCGTGTCATGTTGGGACATGTTAGTTTAAAAGGTCATTTAACAATTCTGTTCCTTGTGGCACGGATGATCTTATAGCACTTCTATTAGCTGTGTTTTGTAATAAATTATTTATATATTCATCTCTTTGAGCTTGAGTCATTGCTTGAAATATTTGTTGCTGCCTATTAGGATTTTGATTTAAAAATACATCTAACAAAGCATTTCTCTGTTTTCCTTCTGGGTCAAAAATTGCATCTCTTACTCTGCTAACTGTAGCCTCTTGACCTCTTAAACCAGCAGAACTTCCTGGGTCTCTTAAACCAACAATAGCATCTGTCAAAGCTGTAAGCCTATCACCAGCATCGGTAAGTTTTTCAGCCGAGTTTGAACCACCAAGAACTGTTTGTGCTGTTTGAGCAATCTTACTCTCTCTTATTAATCTTCTTAAAAAAACTTCTTTGGCTTCTTCATTTCCAACAAATAATATATCTATTTTATTTCTTACATTAGGTGAGTTTAATAATTTTTTTGCTAAATCTATATTATCTCCAATACTATTTATTTCATCTGTAAGTTCTTTAAATACACCAAGTCTAAAGGCATCTCTTTCTGCTTCATTTTTAAGATTCCCAAATGCTGTTTTAAAAAACTTAGATTTAACAGACTGTTTTTGTAATTTTGGAGCTAATTCATAGGCCTTTATTAAAGAAAATCTATCTGAAGCATTATTTAAAACAGTAACATACTCATCACCGCCAACAGAACCTTTTAATAAATTTCTAAAGTTATTAGCAATTTTTTGTCTATTGTTTGCAGCAGCAGAAGTTATTTTTTCTGAACCAACACTAGAAGTTTTCAAATTATAAGTTTTGCTGTCAGCAGCTCTTTTAATTAAATCTAAAAATTCTAATGGTAGGTTTTTTGTTACCCCAACTATTTTTCCATCTTCTTTTACAAATAAATTTTTAAAATCTGGTATATCTATAGGACTTCTTTTATCTGCACTAAGTTTTTCTAAAAACTCTACTTTAGCTTCTTTATATGCTTTTTGTAAAATTGGCTGTTCTAAATATTTATATAGTTCTAAATTATCAACTGCTATATTTTTATCAAACGCTTGTTTATACAAAGGGCCTAAATTTTTTTGTGCAGCTTCTTCAATTTCTTTTATACCATCTTGTAGATTTATGCCTTTAGTTTCAATCGTTCTATCAGAAGCTCCCTCTACAGACTTTGCAACCCTGGTTGATTGTATGTTAGAAGTATTACCCTCAATCATATCTGTGGCTTTACCCTCTACGCTACCAGATCCCCTTTCTGTTAAAGTATCTGAAATTCTTGAGCCTGGAGTATTAATATTTAATCCTCTTAACTTTCTTCTTACAGCAGCCCCACCATAGTCGACTAATATTTCTACTGGAGTAATTCCCTCTAACTTATCCGCTGAAATATTTTTTTGTATTTGTTGAATTACTGTATTTGCATCTATTTCATCTCTTGAAAAAGCATCACTAATATTTCTAACTGCCATAAGTTCTTCTTTTGTAAAGATAGGTGAGCTAGATGTAAATTTTTTATAAGTTTTTGTAATGGGGTCGTATATTACTTTTTTACCACCAGCTATACTTAAAGGTATTGCAGTTCCAAGAATTCCACCAACAACACCACCAGTTGCGGCTCCAGCTGCTTTGTCTTTAACGGTTCCAAGTAGAGTATCTGAATCAGACTCATTATAAGCAGCTCCACCAAACAATCCTTGAGCGCCGCCCATTTTAAAACCTTCGAAAGTTTTTTGTGTTAATGTTGAGCCTGGCTTTGTTATACCACCAGCTAATAGCCTAGAACTGTCTAATACATTTTTTGTTTTTGCCGCAAGAGGAACTAGCCTTGCACTTGTGGCTGCTGTAGTTGCTCCCAAAGACGTACCACCAGTAAAAGGTGCTAGTAAAGCTGAAGCTGCGATTGGTGCTGCTGAACCAACAATATTGGCTGTAAGTGCTGCCCCTGGATATTGGTTTTGAAACTCTTTGTAGTCTTTTTGTTTTTTATCAACTCTTCTTTTAAAAGAGTCTCCAAATTCTTGGTCTGTAAAAATTGTTTTTGGTAAATTTACTAATTCAGAAAAAGCACCACCAATTTCATCTGAAGACCCTATGGTTAAACCTTGAACACCTTGGTCTATTAAACCTTGGGCATATTTAAGGTTTGACATAGGAGCAACATTTGTATTTTTAATCTTTGCTGCTTGTTTTAATATTTTTTGTTGATCTGCTTTAGACAACTCTTCATAATTATCAGGTACTTGCAAATCCCCATACTGATCTGATCTAAATGTTTTACTCATTATTCAACTATCGTCCCTGTAATTTCTTTAGTAAAATCCGAAGGTTCTACTTGTCCAAGATTTATACCTGATGTGTCTATTCTATAACCAGAATAAATTAAATTTGGATCTAAACCTAAAGCATCGTATGCAACCTCTGATCCTTTGAGGTAATCATTATATCCTTTAAGAGTTAACCTGGTAGCTTCAGCAGAGATATTACGCAACTGTGCTTTCACTTCATCAGTCATTCCATCTCCCTTTGTTTTTTCATAATTTTGTCGTACGTTTTCTAAGAATCCTTGCATTTCTTGGAATGTATTGACCTCTTCAGATTTTACAACTGATCCGTCTAAATTCTTTAGATAAAATACTAAAGCAGTATAAGCTCCTGTTCCAGTATCAGAGTTTAGTGCGGTATCTAATTTTTGAAAATTTTGCAAATTTTGGTTTACAGGAGTATATTGTTTTTCTACAACCTTTCTTTCACTCAAAATATCTTTTGAATAATCTTTTGCTGTTTGAGCCTTACCCATTTCTAAAAACTTTCTAGCCTCTTCGTTGTATCCTTTATTTAGATATTCCATACCTAGAGCTTGGTAGTATTCTCTATTACTGCCATAGTCCTTTATATTTATTCCTTGAGCAACGCTGTTGAAATTTTGATTTTTTATTCTTTGATTTTCTAATGCGTCTAATCTTAATTTTTCTGCGTATGCAGCTTCATCACCCATCATTTCTGCAAATTGTAACAAGTTTTCATTACCGCCAAAATAATCTCTTCTTCGCATATCTTGCTGTGCTTTCAACTGCCTAGCTTCTTCGTCTGCTTTTCTTTGTGCTAGTCTGTTTGAGTGAAAAGCCATTCTTTGTGTATCACCAGACTGTTTAGCACCAATCATATTAAAAGTGTCAGCTAGATTTTGTAATTTTCTTGAGCGCTCTGCTCTCTTTCTTTCTTCTTCTTCTAATTTTTTTTGCTCATTAATAGGTGATATGTTTATAATTGGATCATCTATGTTATTTGGTTTTGCCTTAAGTAAACTAAATGGATTGTTAAAATCTGTCATAATTATTTCTCAAATAAACCTGCTACTTGTTGATACGAATTTATAGCATCTCCAAGCCTATCAATAGTTCCTAGATTGGTTGATGATGTCCTTGTCTCGCCTGGTGTTCCACCGAATACAGAACTTCGTAATAAACTTAACTGTTTTGGGCCATAATTTATGCCTCTCATAAACTCGCCATAGTTTGCATCTAGTCCAGCTTGTCCTAGTCCTTGTTGCTGTCTTCCAATACCAGATAGTAAACCTAATCCTCTGTATTGGTCTGCTAACTGATTACCAAATAAACCAGCTCTGAAATTTCTGTCGTTTAATGCTAGGTTTGCCGCGTTGTTAAATCCAGATTGTCTTAAGTTACCAGCAGTTCTACCTGCTGCATCTGCAAATTTTTTGTTTGTTTCTGATTCAAGTAATGCTGAACGAGAACCACCAAAAGCACCTCTGCCTATTGCTGCATCTTGATCGCTTTGTATTTGCATTTGCCTTGCATCATTAAGATCACCAAGTGTGTTATTAATAACTTGTTCGTTATAAGGGTTCTGAAATTGTTGTATGTTAAGTGGGCCTTGAGCTAAGTTGTTTAGTTGTCCTGTAGGATCAAAAGATAATGATCTACCAAACATGTTTCTTGTTGCATCAAAACCAGCTAGTTGGTCTGGATTAAATCCAGCTACTCTAGCACCTGTGTATGGTGTAAATGGCTGACCTGCTACGCCTTGCGCCCTGTTATATAAATCATCATAACGAGCCGCAGTTGCTGGATCAACTGTAGAGGTTTCAGTTTTTGAACCACCATTGCCTTTTAAAGCTCCGTATGCTGAAGCTGCTGGGCCTATAAATTTTGCTGCGGTGGTTAAAGCTGTTATTGGATCTGACATATTATTTCCTATAAGTCCTTACTAATTAAATATTCTTGTTTAAATCCTAGGTGCTTAACTTTTCTTAACCAACCCTTACGACCACTACCAGTTATCTTGTTAATGCCGATTGACCTGGCGTACTTCTCTATTGATTTAAACATTTCTTCTACTTCTTCATAATCTCCAGCTATACAAAGAATATGTAAGACATTTTTCTTGGGGAAAACTACGAACTCTGTAATTATAACTGTTTGTTTTCCACCCCAAATTGAGGCTATTCCATTTTCTATTTTATACTTAACATCGTCAATTGTATAGGAATCTGTGTAGCCAATAGCCTTTTCAATTAAGTCTTTATATTTATCAAACTCTAGCTCCCAGTCTTCTTTAGACTGTTGCTGTGGCGGAGATTGTTCCGTTGTCTGCGATACTAAGTTTATATTTTGTTCCATTTGGACTCACTAATACGAGTTCAGTAGCATCTACACCACTAACCTCTATTCTTTCACCTTTCTTAAATGATAACCCATCTCTGTACTCTATTTCAGAAATTAGATAGTTTTGATAATCTGTATCTAATACTGGCCCTGGTCTTCTTAATGCCTTTCGTGCCATTACCTACGACCTCTTTTTTTAACATCTAGTCGTATGTTACCAACTTTAAATAACTGGTCTGTGTCGCCTGTTACTTTCATCTTAACTTGTCTTGCTGTAAATCTTGCGTCTGTGTAACCATCAGTTTCAAAAGTAAAGCTACCAAAATCTGTCTCTGCACCAAGTGGTGTAAATCTGCCTTTAAAACTTAATACAACTCCAGGTAAACTGTTTGCTTCTTCGTCTGGGATAATCTGATTACATTGTACATAGTTATCACCAACGCCTATCTCAATAGGCCCTGACGTTGCGTAGGGTACTGCTGAACCTATGTCCTCGGATTCAATTAATGTTGTGCTGTCGTGTTGGTAAACAAAACCAGAACTGTTACATGCTGTTGGAAAATCAAATACGCCTTGGTCTAACCAACATCCTCTATCCATTGATCCAATACTCCATACGTTCTCTATATAGTTCCAGATAACATATTTGTTTGGTGTTAACTGATCTGTGCCAACGGGAAAGAAAAACCATAGCTCATTAAAGTTAGAGTTGTGACCACCACATGATGTTTTTCTATAGGGACTATTTATATTGTCATAAACAAAATCATGTACTTCACATTTTATTTCTTTAACTGTTCCATCAAACACAAAGAATGAGTTTTCACCCATCCAACATAAGAATGAATCAGCGGCTACAACTGTTCTTGGACTGATTGCTTTACAGTTAGTACCAGCGTCTTGTATGCCATAGATAAAAGGAGAACCTGTGTAATACATTCTAGCTACGCCAGTATCAGTAAAGATAATAATATCTGTTTGCCACTTGACTGCACTTAGGACTCTACCACCTGTAGGTATTTGTAAATCACCAGCAGTATTAGTTGATGCCGCAGTCCATGTTGTTAGTGTTTCTCTTGATGACCATTGTATCTTTCTTGGATCTCCACCTGCACCTAAAGCTACAACGTGTCTTTCGTTAGTAACTAATACACCAGCACAGTTGGCTGGCGCACCTGAAACGGGTGTTGATGGTGAGCTAGGCGTGTTTGGATTCCATTGAAATATTCTTCCGTCTGATGGACAACAAAAAAGCAATATCTCGCCAAAGTTGTCAAAAGAAAAAGAGTTAGTGTTAAATAATAAACCAGATTGTGAACGTGCATCACCATAGTCTTCAACGTCATAGTGATATGCACCATATCCTAAAGGATCAAAAGATGCGTCTGTAACAAAACCTGATGGTGTGATGTCATACCAAGTATCGTTTATTAAGACATAGATTCTTTTTCTTGTTCCAACTACTAATACTTTTTTACCACCATTGGTTATGTAGGAAAACATACCAGTAGGAGTACCAGTAAGAGCTGATGTGTTGAGTTTTGTCCATCCACCGATTGGCCTTAGGTATCCGTTTTCAAAACGTACTAAGTCACCGTCTGTCCATCTTCCTTTGTTGGCATAATCAGTACCGTTAGTGACAATGCCAGGTGGAGGAGTCACTTGTATTAATGGCATTTAATTCTCCAATGCGTTAATTCTATCTTCTAGTGTTTCTATTTTTGTAATAGCTTCTTGTAGTGCAGCTGTTAGTAATGGAACAAGTTTGCTTTGGTCTATACCTTGATGAATAGGATTGTTATTACTATCTACAGCATCTTTTTCTCCACTAATAGCTTCTGGTACTACACTTGATACTTCATGTGCGAAGAAGCCATCTACCGTTTCATCTGCATTTATCTTAAAATTAAATTTATAAGGTTTAAGTTGTTTTAATCTTGCTATACCATCAGATATAGCAACTTCATTTTCTTTTAACCTGTAGTCTGAAGATGTATTGTAGGCTGTTGAACTTGAATTAAGTACAATGTCTCCACAATCAACCCCAGTAGCATTTGCAAAATGAATGGCTCTTTCACCATTAGTTCTTACTTGTATACACATAGCAGTTTCATTTGCGTTGGCTAATACTTGTAAAACACCTTGTCCAAAAATTGTGTCATCATTATTAATTAAAAGTCTACCAGAACTATCAATAATCATTCTCTCGTTACTTCCATTAGTGCTAAATCGCATGGAGTTATCTGAGTGTTTGTATTGTATTCTTCCATTAACAAAACCGTTGGAGCTAGAGAAAAGAATGTTTCCTGTACTTGAGCTTGGGTTCAACAACATAATACCTGTATTATTATCGTTCTCTATTACAAGCTGTGTATTTGATACTATCGATGATATTGCTCCAGCACTACCAGTCTTAAGATGTAAGCCTGTTCCTAAGTCTTTGCTAGATAGTCCAGATGTTGCAAAGTAATTACTTACTGTAACTGGCGGTGTGCCAAATCCTAGAGTTACAACACTATTGGTTACGTTTGTAGCAATTAAAGCTGTACCATTAGATGTGTTTGTAGTGTTGGGTAACACCAATGTTATGTTTTCATCGTTTAGATCTGCTGGTGCTTTTAGTCCAATTGAGTAACCACTTGCATCAATAAACTTTAATGCGTTTTGTGTTCCGTTTCCATTTAAAAATACATCGGTACTTGCTGTTAATATACCATTTACTTTTAAATTTTTACCAGATCCCACATGTAGGCCAACACTTGTTCCTGCTCCATTTGCCGAGAAGACTGCATCTACTTGATCTAGGTCTGCATTAAGTTTGTCTCCCCAAGTATTAGTAGAACTTCCTACCTCTGGTTTTCTGAGTTGTAAGTTAGTTGTATAAGTATCAGCCATAATATTTTACTCGCCTATAGTTTTTGTTTCAGTCGTAGGTGTTATCTCTTCAGATATCTTAGCATCTAAAGCAGTCTTTAAGTTTGCTACTTCCTCTTCACCCATGATGCCTTCAACCCAACCAGTAACTACTGTGTTAGTTAAGTCTGCAAAAGGTACAAAGTCTGTACCAATATCATCAAGTGATAAAGACTGAGTGCCATAAACACTAGCTGTATATGGTACTTCTTGACCATCTACTTCGTGCTTTTCACTGCTCTCACAGTTAAGCCTCCAGTGGACATTATATACTGTGTCTGTGTGTTCTTCGTATGTGGGATAAACGTCTACTGTTTTGCAATCCCAGTTGTATGTGTTGCTCATGTTATATATCTCCTATATTGCTGCAATTATAAATGCTAGTAATTCACTGTAACGAACTCCTAACCTAGTTTGTTCTTCGCCTGTTGTTTCTTCTGTCCAAGTGCTTGATATAAACATACCATAGTCACCTGCATCTAATCCTTCAGCAGTAAAAGCATCTTGTAAGTCTTGAGCTATGATACCAAAATGGATTCTAGCATCATCGCCTTTATCAGCTACAGCAGACTTCCATCTAAACTTTTTAAGTAAACCTTTAGCTGCAACTGCAACTTTAGTTTCTGCTTCTGATATATCTTCTATATCTTGTTTTTCGTTTCTGTCTGAAGTTTGGATAGTTCCGTTACTAGCGTAGATGTCTTTGAATCTTGCACCTGAATCACCTAAACTAATGGCATTGTCTCTACCACCACCAGATGCAGAAGCAGGATATATAGTATCAGTTGAGCCTTTAAATGTAATAAAAGTATCATCGTTACCTATGTAAAATCTACCAGCTACAGTACCAATACTACCTACGGTTCCGTTGTCTTTGCGGAATTGTAGTATAGAGCCATCACTTGTTAGGCGATTAAGAAGTAACACATCACCACCATCTCTGGTGTGCGTTGAGAACCCTGATGCTCTTAGGCTTGTTCCTGCTGTGTCTGTGTATTGACCTGTACTGGTCTGACCCACGAACAAACTCTCAGCACTAGCATCCCAGAAAAGAGCTTGTGAATTTCCCGCTGTGTTGTAAAATGAGATATCTCCGTTGGAGTCTATTTTTTGTCTAACAACATTTCCTGTTGTCTCAAATCTTAAATTAGCCGAACCCCCAATACCTGACCTTATAAAGTTAGATATCGACCCAGAACCTGTTCGCATTTGCATTGTTGTAGCACCTGAAACAGAATCTAGAAGCATAATTTGATTGCCAGAGGTGCTTGCAGTCAACCCATCACTTGTAACTGTACCTGTTACGTCTAGGTTGCCTGAGCTTATTGAAACGTCACCACCATCATCTATTGCTAATCTAGTATATTTTGTACCGCCTTCACTTGCTCCTTCTTGCAGTAAAAACCTTCCGTTAGAATCTATTGCTTGTTGCCAGATTTGACCTGTACCAGTTCTTGAAAGTCTAAATGTTGGTGCAGACGCATCTGATACATGAAGTTTAACCTGTGGCGAGGTTGTTCCTATGCCCAAAGCTTCAGCACTAGCATCCCAGAAAAAAGCTTGGCTTGTGCCTGTGTCTTCATAGAAGCTGATGTCTCCGTTATTGGCTACATTTAGTCTATTTTTATTATCTGTAAGTAATCTTGCATAACCACCACCATTATTTCCATATAAATCCC